GGGCATCTTGGTAGATGGACGGGGCTTCATACGATGGGCCAACAAATCCAAAATCAGGCATATTTGACCTTAATTAGTAAAACCGCCGGTAAGAATCCATCCAGCATCTTTTGCCCTACTCATTAGTAGCGCATCCTGATAACGTGATACTTGCATAGGTTGCATATTGGTGCGTTTGACCGTAGATTTAGCTTGTGCGGCATACGTAGTAATCATGCCTAAAATAGCTGGGTCTGTTTTGCCGTACATTGGCAATAACCGTTCTGCCAAGCACCAGCGCAAACACATGAAATAACCTTGTGGTAGAACAATATCTTCATATAGGGTTTCATAACGTCTAAATATTGTTTTGGCAAACATATGCATTTCGCCCTGGCTTGGGCTTGGCCAATAAAACAAATTAGCTGATTCTGCACCAGGATTAAAATAAAGGGCTTTAGGCCAAGGACCGCTTAAAGTTTTAAGACCAATAGAGTTGTAGTTAACCAAATTAATAACGGCTACTGGGTAATCAATACCACCAGTTACAATAGGGCTTCCGCTACTTTGGCTAGTTGCAATACGCACATAAGCATAATCAATGCTTAATGGCTTTTCATAATAAGCTTGAATGTTTGTAGCAACAACAGTACCAGTAATCGTAGTAGAAGATACGGTTTGGCTTGCGCTAACGGTATAGGTTCCTACACCACCCGTGCCGCTAATAAGGCCAGTAATGCTTGTGCCACCAGTAACACCAGTACCGCTAATAACCGATCCAATACCAATGCTTCCGGACGTTACGGCAGTTACAGTTAATGTAGTTGATGCAATAGAACCGGTAAATACTGGGGTTTGGGTGCCCTGGGCAATGTTTAATAAATACGTACCAGCTTCGTTTACGTTGCCACCGGCACCAGTTAATGATTGAACAATTTTAGTTCCAGCCGTAATACCAGCACCGCTTAAATATTGTCCTACCGCTACCGCACCTTGGGTAACGTTAGTAACCGTTAACACTTTGTTTGAAAACGTGCCTGTAAAAGTTGCGCCAATGAAGTTTAGCGTTTGTGGATCGGGGCCAATAGTGTATTGAACTTGACCTGGCACTACATTTGAAATAATTTCAGTAGTATTAAATACAATAAAATCTTCGTTTGACCATTGATCAATCATATCGTTTAGCATATCTAAACAATCAATTGCGGCATCAGAAGTTGGTGCTTCCCCGGCCGCTAATGCGCCAATATCTTTAAGTGAACGGCTAATAATATCAATTGGCGTTGTCATAATTTATCCAATAGTAAAAGTTTCGGCTTCCCAAGGAAAAGCCATTTTTTTACTGGTTTTTAGGGCTTCTAGTTGATTTTCTAAGTTTAATTTTATAGCGTTTACATCATCTTGGGAAGTATCAGATTCAAGCCATCCAATTAAATCAGATTCTTTAATTTCTGATAAAGGTTTACAAACCAAACCTTCAGTAAATTGATGGTTTCCTTCAGTTTCAACAATATTTTGTTCATTTTGTGCCTTTAATAAATAACGAACTTTGGTAATATTTTCATCACCAAAAGTTTCTAAAATTGTCCATTGATAATTAATCATTCATTTGTACCCATGATGTTGTAGATTCATCCCATACATAGTTAATAGGGTTTTCGTCTGTTCCTATGTCAGTAGGATAAGGAATAGGTGAATACCACAAACAAGTGTTTTCATTTAATACCCATGATGCAAATGGTTGTGGTGCAATAAAAGCATCTTTTTGTTCATCATAAGTAAACCCAATACCAGCATAGTTTTTGCGATAAGCAACACCGCCCAGTTTATGAGTTCCACCAAAACTATTGTAAGAAGTTCGTTTGCAAACTTGATTACGAAAGTTGCCGTAGTGTTGTTCCCAATCTACGCCATCTTCGCCTTCGTTTTTACCAACTATTACTTCGGTAACAATGTTGTTGTTATCTAAAAAAGCGTAATGTGCCATATTAACTCCAAGATACATTGCCTGTGCCGCTAGTAATTTCCACAAATTTAAAACCACTAGAAGAAGTTTCTGATGAAATTGACAGACCACCGCCAGGATTAGAAATTGTGTATGCATCGGGGTATTTCAAAATAACAATTCCTGAACCGCCGGCACCGCTATATTGTCCTTCCAATCCCCTTCTTCCACCACCACCACCACCGCCTGTATTTCCTGTTGCGGATGTTGGGGGTGTGCTTGGCGATCCACCATTTCCACCACCACCAACACCACCGGCCGTAGTACCGCCTTCCCTGGAACCACCACCGCCGCCGGCTCTTGGAGTAGATGACCCTGTAATTGAAGAATACACACCAGCACCACCACCGCCATTTACTCCACCATTGTAGTTATAGCCAACTGCGCCAGCACCACCGCCACCACCAGCATTTAAGCCACCATCACTATCACCGCCACCATATCCTTGGCTACTTGTTCCTGATGCGCCAGTAGAAGAACCGCCACCACCGCCGCCACCAGCACCGCCGCCTGAACCGCCACTAACAGGATTTCCTGTGTAGTTTCCACCACCACCACCGCCTGTAGAAGTAATAGTATTAAACGTAGAACTTGAACCAGCATTTCCTGGAACATCGGTAACTGATGAACCACCGCCACCAACTGTAACGGTGTAATTTGTTGATGCTACTAATGTTTGTGGTGATTCTGCACCAGCACCGCCACCGGATGATTCGCCTGAAACTGAACAACGATAACCGCCGGCTCCACCACCACCACCATGCCATTGACCGCCTGATGCACCGCCAGCAATGACTAAAAAATTTACAATCAAATCAGGTTTTAATGCGCCACCAAGTAGCATTGCATGAATTCCACTCATTAGGTTACATTCCCTGAAACTACGCAAACTGTTCCGCTAATAAACAAAATGGTTGCAAGCCCTCTTGTAGCTAATGTCATGCTGTTTTTATCTGTATTTGTTCCACCAATATACGCAGTTGTAATAGTGCAAGTAATTGTGATGTTGCCAGTTGTATTATTAAAAATTGTAATAATATCGCCTTCAGCAAAGGTTGCATCGGGAATCGTAATTGATCCACCTGAACCAACTTGCACATATTTACCAACATCACCCGTAGCCAATGTATAAGAACTATTTTTTGTTCCTACTGGCGGAATATTTCGGTAACCAACTTTGTTTGTTCCGTCTGCCGTGCAATTATTTAAATTGCCTGAAGCTGGTGTACCTAAAGTTGGCGTAGTTAATGTAGCCGATCCAGTAAAGCTAGTTGCACTTAAAACACCAGTTGAAGGATTAAAACTTAATTTAGTAGAAGCAGTTTTTGCCGGTAAATTACCAGTTGTTGTTGTTACCCATACTGGATACATTGTTGCATTAGTAGATGTATCGTCAGTAATTGCTATGTTTGTAGCATTTGTGGCCGTTGTTGCGGTTGTAGCAGTTGTTGCACTTGCGGCACTACCACCAATTGATAGTCCTGAAGCAGTACCAGTTAAATTGGTTGCAACGCCACTTGATGGTGTTCCTAATGCGCCGTTAAATGTTACAAACGCACCAGCAGAACCTACGGCCACCGCTAAAGCAGTAGCTACGCCAGTTCCTAATCCACTAATTCCAGTAGCTACGGGTAATCCCGTGCATGAAGTTAACGTTCCTGAACTTGGGGTTCCCAATGCTGGTGTAACAAAAGTTGGGCTAGTTGCCAGGGCTACTACTGTTCCGCTACCGGTTGTTGAATAACTTGTACCCCATGCAGTCCCAGTTGAATTAGCAATTCCGGCACCTGGATAAACTTGGGTTGCGGTGTTACTTACAGTTACCGCACCAGTTGCCCCTGATACGCTAATACCAGTACCAGCAACAATTGAAGTAACGCCGGTATTTGCAATAGTAATTGATCCTGAAGCATTAGTAATTCCAATTGCCGTTCCAGCAGTTAGATTTGCTCTAGTAAACCCAGTTCCATTCCCAATATCTAATGCACCATTTGCTGGGGTGCTTGTAAGGCCTGTACCGCCATTTCCAACAGGAAGGGTGCCAGTTACACCAGTTGATAATGGAAGGCCTGTAACATTAGTCATAACACCGCTTGCTGGGGTTCCTAATGCTGGCGTTACTAATGTTGGGCTAGTAGCAAATACTAATGAACCTGACCCAGTTTCATCTGTTACTGCGGCGGCTAAATTAGCAGAATTTGGGGTTGCTAAAAATGTTCCTACACCGGCACCAAGGCCAGTAATTGATCCTACTGCGGGGGTAATAGTTGTGTTGCCGGCTAATGTAAGTTGCCCTTGGGCGTTTACAGTAAATGTTCCTACCTGGGTTGCAGAACCATAAGCGGCCGCAGTTACGGCAGTATTGGTAATACTAAATTGAGTGCCAACAAGTGTTAATCCCGTACCAGCGGTATAAGTTGATGCCACACTAAAATTTGACCAATTCATGGCAGTTGTGCCAAGTGTGCCACCTGGTTGTGCCGTGCAAAACCATGCAGTTCCATTTAACGTTCCGGATGTAATAAAAATAATGGCACTAATATATTCATTCCAGGTATCGCCGCCTACCGAATACGTCCAAGCACCAGCAGAAGCAACATAAATACCGTTTTGTGCGGCATTTGTTTGGTCTTTAACTAATACTGTATCGCCAGCAACAACGGTTACGCCGTTGATAGTTTGTAGGCCTGACAACGTAATATTGGCAGAAGTTGCAGTAAGTGCCGGGGCTTTCCAGCTTAATCCAGCGGCATAATAATCAACATATTGTTTGTTAACAATGTCCGTTGGACCGCTTGCGGCAGTAGTAATTGTGCCGGTAGTTGTTGCAATATTTGAAAATACGCCAGTTGATGGCGTTACGGCACCAATAGTTGTGCTATTTATCGTACTGTTTGTAATGTTAAGGCCGGATTGACTAGGGTTAGCAGTTGCATAAAACGCCACCCCTTGGCCAATAAAAGTATTAAATGACCCATCTAAATTGAAGTAGGCTTGAACTGGTAATAAATTCTGTACCGCAGAATTAGATGGGTTGGTCATAATACTTCCTAATTATTGTGAATCTACTGGTGTTACATACAAAGTTGAAGTGCCGGTAACAGTTATTGCTGAAACATAATACGGGCTTGATGGTACGGCCAAAACTACCGATGTATCATGGTTTAACGTGTAATCGCCTGGTGTTCCATTTACCGGATGCACCGCATTTGTAGATGCAGTAGCAATACGAATAGCTACTGGGTTACTGCCCGTATTGGCAAATTCAGCCCAAGTTACTTGATCATTACCGGATGGAGTAATCAAAACTGGAGTTGAAGCTGAAGTAGTGACCGCAATAATGGTTGTTTTTCCAACTGGTCTTATTCCAATTGTAGTAGTCATAATTACACCGCCGTTGTAGGTAATGGGCCTTCAAAACGTACTATATCAATGTAATAAGCACCGGCGGTTGGTGTTAAAGAACCAGCAGTTAAATTACCAAATTGAACGCTTAATGTATTAGTAGCTGAAACACGGAAATCAGCAATAAATACACCGGCAGTTTGTGCGGCGGCGCATGATACGGCGGTTACATGGTCAGTTGTTTCTAATCCAGCAATAGTAAAAGTTTGTGCGGCAGTAATATTTGCGGCAACTGCGGCTGGGGTTAAAGATGGTTGAATGTAGAAAGTGTTAAGTGCATTTCCACGTGCAATGGTGGTTGATGGCATGATGTTTCCTTTAAGTGAGGATAATTAATTATATGCTTAAAAACAAAAAAAACCACCCTTTCTAGGGGTGGCTTTCTTCACTATTTCCTGGTCCTTATTAAGGTAGGAATGATAAGTCGTAACCATAAACATAAACGTCCATAGTGGCGGCCGCACCTTGTGCGGTACCAACGTTTAAATATAGATTTTGACCAGTTTGTAATGCAGTTGAAGCAACAGTACGTTGGCTAACAACAGTTGAAGCAGTCATTGCTGACAATGCGGCGTTAGCTACGATTCCTGTACCACCAGCAGATGGTGCAGTAAACAAGCCAGCGGCGGCAGTTGTCAAACTAACTGATGCGTTTGTAAAAATAACGTTTGATACACCATACGAATTAGTGTTAATAACTGGTAACACGGTATCGCCTGTTGCATTAACGTTTACGCCCTGGTAAGAAGCTAATAGGCGAATAGCCTGGTTACTAGCTAGATTTGAGGGGTGATTAGCAACTGTGGTTGCTGGTCCTGGATTTGCCATGATATTTATTCCTTAAATTAATTGGGTTGTTAAGATGCAATACGGCAAGCAAGTTCAGGGTACAAAGGTGCCCAGCCATATAGAACGTCCAAACGTGTTGGAATACTATCGTTGTTAATGGTGTATTGACGTACCACACGGATTGACAAACCAAGTTCCTTATCACTTGCACGGCCGGCAAAATGAACGCCTTCAGGCAATTCTAAGTCAGCACAAGCCAAAGTAAACGCATTGCGGTGCATCAAAATGTTCTGTGGTGAAGTTACGCCAGTATTGTTGAATGGAGTAACAGTTTGTGAACCACTTGATGTAACGCTAACGTTTTGGAACTGACCAGCAGTAATAACGGCTGGAACAACGGTAACAGTTGCAGTACCGCCGGAACTAATTGCAGTTGTAGATTGAACTACAAAGTTACGCAATTTGCCATAAGACTGACGGTTTTGTGGGTTAAC